TGCATAGATAAAGCCTTGTCCGCCGCTGATCTTATCATCTGGATCAAACATGTCTTGACTTGCGTATGTATGGTTAGTTGCTACTAGTCCAATGTTGTGTGAACCAATCATGTTAACAGTATTACGTACAAGTGATGTTAGTGCCTTGGGCTTACGACCCATATCACCTTTCATATCACCTTTGTTAAACTGATCAACGTCAGTGGGTGTTAGCAACATACCCAAACTGTCAATCACAAACAGTACCTTGGGTCTGTCTTCTTCTGGAATCTCTTTGTAAGAAAGCATGAAATCGCTGATTGTTTTTGCTACATCATCAATCATTGCCATATTAAGTTTTAACAACTTGTCTGCTGACGTGTCTACATTAAGTGCTTTGAGCCAGTTCTCATCCAATGCGTTCTCTGAATCAATTAGTATAACAAATATATCTTGTTCCTGTGCCGCTTTTACAATGTTACCTGCACAGATATAACTTTTACCTGCACCAGATTCCCCTGCAAACACAGTTACCTTACCCATCGGAACACCTTTGTTAAAGTCTCCTGATATTAGATAGTTCAGTGCGTAATTACCTGTGCTAATCCAATCAGTAGGGTCATTAAATCCAAAACTAACACCAGCAATGCTTTTGGTTAGTCCTTTACGAAATTTACTTACATCAAACGGTTTTTGTGCCATGTTTATCTTTCCTTATATAGATCTATGAATATTTTACTACTATCAACACCACGTCTGGCGTCCATTACTGCTAACTGCTTAAATGTTTCTGTTAAATTCTTTTTGAATGGTTGTTGAATATACTTTAGCAAATTTTGATAACTATTCTCCAACAAAAATCCTGGATGTTCTGCAATGCGTTCTTCTAACTGTTGCTTGACTAATTGTAACATCTTATCTGGTAAATGTCTAATATTTAGGTACTCAGGAAACAATAATGGCCCAATTACAAAAGCGTTTGGGTGGAAGTTCCAATCGTTCATAAACTTGTCTACAAACTTAAACACACTGAGAGGATTAAGTACAAAATACAACATGTTGAATGTAATTTTATGATCCAAATCTTTTATTTTTCTTAGGTTCCTGCAGAATGTTGCCCATTGTCCCCCGTGTCGTATGTAGTCGTACTCGTCACCCATTGTTTCTGCACTAACTGTCCAGTGTACATTCTTAAACTTACACGCCAAATCAAACACACGAGTATTTGTATGGCTTAAATTGGTGTTGATGCGCAAGTTAACATCTGGATTGACTAATAACAGTTTTTCTAGTAGTTCTTCGTTTTCCTTCATTAACAAGGGCTCGCCGCCAGCCATGTATACATGTTTTAGTGTATCTACATGTTTGAAGATATATGCTTTGAAGTCATCTCGTTGTTGTTTGTTGGGTGTGTCTATTTTAACGCCCAACTCGTTTGCCCATTGACTGCTGAAATCTGCGTTGCAATATACACAACTAAAGTTGCAGAGATTGGTCCAACGCACATCTATTTTTTCTAATCTATGCGCATCTACCTTATCGTACGTGTCTAGTGGCACCTGCTTGAGTTCACGCAGGTAAAAAACTCTATCACTAATAATATCAAACTTATTCCCCCCTTGCTCTAGTTCATAACAAGGATCACAGCGTTCACCCGGCTCATTGTTTAACATTTTGATCCGTGTTGCTTGGTTGTTTTCACCGTTTAATATTTGCTCTATATCTTGTTCACGTATATTGCCAATAGGCGCACTGGATCTAATACAGGTTTTAACATTACCGTCAAAGTTATACATTAACCCAGTCCATGGGATAGGACAAAAGTTACGATTAGTTAAGTAATCTTTGGGTTCCATACCCAATATTCTCCAATTGCTATTTCTTCTACTTGCATGTCAGTGCCCGAGTCTAATATGTCAACAATACGTTTAGCCCATGCGTCGGGATTCACACCACTATCTCCTTGTGTGTTTACCTTTCCTGGTTTAACCAAGCAAAGTTTAGGCAGAGTATGCAGTCCACGTAGTTGACGGATGGCTTCTTCTAGTGTTGTTTTTTCCACGTGATACTTTAACATATCAAACCCAGGCAAACAACTAACTGGCTCACTTGTCATAAGTGTACTGATATTAACGATCTTCTTGTGTAGTTTACCTTGCCATGCTTCAAACACGGCAAACAATAGTTCCGTTTGTGCGAACCCAGCTTGTGCATTATTAATAAACAAGTCACACGGCTCTATATATTTTAACATTTTCATTGTGTTTCTAATGTTATTGCCATCACGACGACTAAGTCCAACAACTTCATGTCCTTGTTCTTTGTAAATTTTTGCAAATGCTTGACCAATGCCAGCACTGTGTCCTGTTATTGCTATTCTAGCCATTCAATTGGCTCCTTGTGAAATGTAAAACTTGCTACAATCCTTGGTATCTTTGCATTGTCGGAGTACTGTTCAACACTATGAGCAATACTGCTGTTAAACACTATAGGATAGGGCATGTCACGATACTCTGCTAATAACTCTCCTGTCGTTGTGGATAAATCGTATACTTCACTGCCAAATTGATTTTTAATCTTTGGATAGTTTTCTAAATTATTCACCGTAAACCATTTGTTTGTCCACCCTCGGGTGTTTAACACAGGAAAGTTCATCTTGGCCACAACAGGCTTTTCATCTATATGCATAGGCAAATCGTTGGTATCTGTTATATATGTTATAGCACTGTCTTTAACTAATAACTTGTGTTGTTTAAAAAAGTCAAGCAGTGCAGGACTACTAGCAAACAAATTGCGTGTGTTTAAAAACTTCCAAGGGCTACCGTTGTACAGACTAATGCTGTCGTCTGCAGATATATAGTCGATTATTTCGCTTGCAATGTCTGTAACGTCTGCTTTGATTTCAACGAAAGGCTTCATTGATACCTCTTATGTTATCCTGTTCTTGTAAAAATATATCCAGTTCTAAATCATTGTTTCGTTCTGTAGCAACAAGATCAAACTGCCCAGCGCATGCACTGGTAAACTTGTTCCTATACTTAACACTCAGCACATCTGGCTTTTCCAAAAATGCATAACTGTGATCCAACTTGTTCTGCTTTACAAACTTGATAATGTTCTTAAAGTCTCTAATGTTTAGTGCGCTAACTGTTGTCCAAGTGTTGAGTTTTACATTCATGTTTTTGTATATCATCAGGTTACTATAAAACTTATCCCATTTGATTGGCCAGCGTACATAATCATGCACATCACCTATGCCATCTAAACTTGCTGTTACAGTAACATCTACGCCACTTGCTACAATATCTTCAAGTTCTTCAATTACCAAACTGCAATTGGTATTAAGACGTAACGACTTTAAATTGGGTGGTAAGTTTTGCAGTATCCGTTTGTAATTTTTACTTGCACTTGGTTCGCCACCGTTAATATCCAAGTGTACAACACGCTCAAGTGGTAAGTTCCAGTATGCGTTGCTGTTGTCTACTACAGGATATATCTTGTTGGTTAAACTACCAATCTTTGTGCTGTAGGATGCATCACAACTAAAGCATGCACTGTTGCACACATTGTCTAGTATGCCGCCTACTGTGAGATAATCATGTTTGGTTTGTTGTTTGTCAAATTCTATAGCATTTTGTCTAATGCTTTTGCCGTTGACACTTTCAGTATCACGACATCGTATACATTCTGCAGGCCAGTCCTCATTCATGTGAATACGATACATCCAGTCGCTGTGTTCCATTTCTTCAAGACTGGTAAACTTTGGTGGATCCACCATGTGCCCACAACGGCTTACAGTACCGCCTGGGTTGAATCTAACAAAATGTTCTAATCGAGGACACTGCATAAATCTTTTGATCTCTGTACAACTTCTTTGTATACTTGTGGATAACGATGCTTTACTGTTTGTACTATCTGTTTAAACGTAATCATACGTCCTAGCAGTTCACCTACTAGAACTTGATCCAACTGTAGATAAAATTCAACTTTATCGCTTACACTTACTAACTTATTCTTATTGCTTACATTATGATGTAATTTGGTAATGGTGTTTAGTTGATCTAGTGGACGTAATATAAGTTTAGCATCAGTAAAACGCTGTAAATTAAGTAGCCAGTAGAACTGTGGAGCATAGTGATTATTGAGGAACAGATAGTTATCAACAAAATGCAAAACTGTATAGTCATCCAATTGAGTGTCTTCAACAAACTTGGTTACGCCACTTACGTAACGTTCAACAGGATCACGAACAAATACTTCAATTATGTCCAGTTGTTTTATTTCTTCTAGTTCTAGTTTCCTAAATCCAGAGTTGTGTAGGCTAGTTGATCCGTTTTTGTGTATAGGATACACAAATCGTCGAGGAGCAACTTCTAATACCTCGCAGGAGTCCGGAAATAATATTGTATCAATCTGACTTAGCATAGTTTAATACATCAATGTCTATTCTATATTTTAAAAGTTCGTTTAGGTCAGACTCTGTAGTAGCTTTTGGTGCACAGTATCCACAAACACAAATATCCTTTACACATTTAATTACTGGCATGGTTTTTGTTTCTAGTTGTGTTCTAAGTGTATCTAACATTACTTGGTAATTATCAATATTACCCAACGGCTCAACACGGTTAGTGGTTACATTTGTTAAACAATCTTTTGTGCTGGAATAAACTTTACCGTTATACTGTCTTAGAAACAAAAAGTACCAATTAACACTACAGTTCCAACCTTTGAATCCTTGCTTGTTTATATACAACAAGTTTTCCTTATAGTTTCCATTTACACACATCTTACGGCCGCCACAGCAAGCCCTACCTTTTGCTATACTTAATACTTTTTCGTCGGATCCGTCAACTTCGTTGCCTGTGAAGTTTGCTTGTATTTTTTCAAACTGCTTGCCAGTGTAAGCCCATTGTTCTTCTGTGTTGTCTAGTCGTTTGAGAAAGAATGGTAGGCCATTGTCCTTGCAATACTGTACCATACGTTCTACATCATCAAACATTTCTTTATCATTGTGCATCAGCATCACACACTTGAAACTTTTGTTTATCTTTTTCAGTTGCAGTATGTTTTTCTTGTACTGCTCTTTTTGCTTGGGTATGTTCTCAGGATGATAACTTACAATAAACTCGTCAATGTAGGGAATAATTTTACTCCACATCCTGGTACCAACAATACCATTTGTAGTACATGTAATTGTAAGTTCCCAACGATCTTTATACTGTTGATATTTTTGTTTTACTAATTCTAGGATTTTAAGTATGTCTGGGTGTACTAGGCTTTCGCCGCCGTATACATTCAGCACAACTTTTCTATTGCTTTCTTTCCGATACTGCATGTACAAGTCTACGTACTCGTACATAAAGTCAATAGACTTCACGCACTCTTCTAGCGGTGGATGCTGTGTACTGTTATCGTGTCCACCAAATTCACCTATAGCACAATAGGAACAATCTAAATTGCATTTCTTAGTTAATTCCCAATCTAATAGAAAAGCAGGAGGTGCTGAGGGGTCAAGGCCGAATGTAATAGATTTAATTGGATTCATATGCTATAAAAGGTAATATGTTGGGGCAAAAGGTAACCCCAACATATTTAACACAAGTACTATTAGAAATAGTAATTTACTTACTGCGATTTCTAATCATTGCTAGTATGTCTTCAGCACGTTTGCTGGAGTCACTAGCAGGTGCTTCTGCTGTTACAGTTTCAGCAACAGGAGCGGGTGCGGCTTCAACAACTGGAGCAGGTGTAGCAATCTCCGCGCCAGGCGTAGGTTGTGCTACAGCAGGTGATGATTCTGCGCTCTGTGTTGCTGGTGCCGTGTTTGTTACCATCATGCCTGGCGGTCTGTAATACTGCCCCCAACGCTCTGCGTCATATGCTTCGCCGTCGACGCTGGCTTCAAACATTTCTTTGATTACTTTAAGCTCAACTTCCCCAGGTTGCTTTGGTAAGAAGTCTGACAGATTAAACAAACCATGTGTGTCAATAGCCGCTTGTTCATCTGCTGTTAGTGCTGATTCACGTCTACTCCACTTGCTGGTGCTATAGTCTGCATAGCCACCTTTGCTGGTTTTTGTAACTGTAAAATCTAGTCCTGCTGTTATGTCAGTTGGAAGATTTTCCAACTCTGGATCCATAAGTGCCGCTTTGATCAAATTAAAGATCTGCGGGCTAATAACAAACCTGCGAATTGGATTGTCAGGTGCCTTGTCATCAGCAAGAGCATTTTCTCGCACAAAGCCTTGGAACAAGTAACTTTTCTTCTTCCAGTACTTACGACCCATGTCTTCCAAACTTGCATCCTTGAACCATCCACGTACTTCTGCTAGAATGGGGCATGCTTCTTTGTACATTTCCACACAGGGTACTTGTACGATCACAGGCTTGCTGTCTGATTGACCTTTAACTCCAGCAAATGGAAGTCTGATCATCAAACGTTCTGCCCAAAAGAAGTCGTTGCTTGCGTTGCCGTCTGGTAGGAATCTAATTCTAGTGCTGGAACCTTCTGCTATGTTCCAATGCGGATAAATGGCGTTGTCGCCTGGGGATCTTCCTCCGCCTGCACTGCGTGTGTCTTGCGCTTGTAGTTTTGCTCTAATTTCAGCCAATGATGTTGCCATAATATGTTTCTCCTTAATAAAATTGCCTTAATAAATGTGCCTAGATATAACATTGCACTGTGCAACATTATAACATTATTATTTATCTTGTCAAAGAGAAATTTATTATTTTTTGTCCAAACCACTTAACCAACG